ATTGCCGGGACTTCTCCGCTCGAAGTCATTAAACGTTCAGCACCGGTGAGCTTAACGGCTATTGCTTTCACTCTCCTTCTTGTTTAACTCAACATCAAATCCGACATGAAAAAACTCACATTAGCCCTTCTTTCCGTCCTTGCTTTCGGCTCTGCTGCAGCCGCTCAGGATTCTGTCACTGTTTACGGACGCATCGACCTCGGCGTCGGTATTTCAAGAATCAATGACGGTTTCGGTTCAAAAGAGAACAATGCTCAGATGGTTACCGGCGCCGGTACGTCCAATCGTATCGGTATCAAAGGAGAAGAAGATTTAGGCAGCGGCTACAAAATTAAGTTCGTATTAGAGAATGGCTTTGACGCTGACACCGGTGCCGAAGCAACCGAAGGACTCGCCTTCAGCCGTGAAGCAACTCTTCAGATTGTCTCTCCATTCGGTACATTGGCGGCCGGGCGCTCTTCAATCCTCGGCACCGACGGCGGAAGCTTCAATATGCTGTACAACATATCTTCGCTGGTGAGCTGGGTAGTCATATTCATCTTTGCAACGCTTTCAAATTACTTCTACTACAAAAACGTTATCTCCAAGGGAAGCAAGATAAAGAAAAGCGCAGCAGCAAGCGGCATAAACGTATCGGAAGCTCTCAAAAGCGCAGGCGGAACCTCAGCGGCGCTGCTGGTTACATTTATCGTTCTGTACTTTCTTTCCACATACGCTGTAATGGCTGCGATACTGCTTATAGTTTGATAATGCAAAACGTCGGACACACAAATGTGTATCCGACGTTTTTTTCGTCCGCTTCTCAGCGGACATCAAATTCAGGGTTGAATGCGTAGAAGTTTCTGGAGTTGAGGTTATCCTGACTTATGCGAAGAGCTTCACCAAAACAAACAAAATATAACAATTATACCTTCCAAATGATTTCAACGCTTTGCGGATAAACCGTTATTTTCTCAATAAGCAGTTCAGCAACTCCCCTTTTATCATCAAAACTAAGTTTATCCCACAAAGTCATAACATTGTGTAACTCACCTAAATTAAGATTATTGGTACTGTTGCTTTTTAACTTTTGGATTTCATCAAGCTTGTTTTGCTTATCTCTATCGAGATCCTTAATTTTTTCCTGTATGTACTTCATACTGGCTTCATCTACCTGCATAAGCATATCAACAAGCTTTCTAATATCTGCGTCAATACCCGCAATTTCCGCTTCAAGCTTATGTATCTGTAAATCACATTCACTTTTTTTAGCATTTGGTTTTAAATTCAAATCATCAAGCTTTCTGGAAATATACATTTTTATCAGATTTTCAAACTCATCTGCATATATTGTAGGCATAGGCTTTTTACAATTATAATCTGATCTTCCTGAACACACAAAGTAACGTGTTCTTTTTTGATTTGCCTTTCTTATTACCATAGCATGACCACAGTGACCACATTTAACTTTGCCTGACAGCCAACTGTTTTTTGCCTTAGTCCACTTTATTTGATGATTTCCGAGTAACTTTTTACGACAATAAAGCCAAAGGTCACTACTGATAAAGCCCTCATGTGGAGCAACTACAAGCGTTTGATTTGTTAAATCCCACGTTTTTCTGTTTGTATTCTCTCCTGTGTAAAGATAACAGCCGTTAATGCCATTAAATTCATCAAGAGGACTTACAATATTAGCTCTTTCATTTTGAAAAAACTCATATACCTTGCTATCTGCTTTGACATAAACTGGATTTCGCATAAGATCACTTAGCTTTGCAGTTGTCCAGTTACTTCCATCGTTTCGAATAATCCCCTCAGAAATAAGCTGACGGCGAACATCTCCAAGTGATGTATTGGGCTGACCGTATATCTCATACATTCTTTGAATTGTATGTGCCTTTATTGGTTCTATGATATATTTTTTGGTATTTACACCGCATATAACTGTTGGGGTCAGTTCAAAACCATAAGGCACTCGTCCCCCCATATAAAAGCCTTTATGACTTCTGCTTATGTATGCGCCTTTAACTCTTGCAGCAATATTTTCACGCTCAAGCTGTGCAAATGTAGCAGACATATTCAGCATTGCTTTTCCAATAGGTGTAGTAGTCTCATAATTTTCAGTAGCACTGACAAAATCAACATGAAGCTTTTCAAGCTCTTGTATAAGTTCTGCAACATCAAGAACACTTCTGCTTATTCTATCAAGCTTATACACAACAACCTTATTGATTACACCTGCCTTGATATCAGTCATAAGTCTTTTAAAATCTGGGCGTTCTGTATCTTTTCCACTAAAGCCATTATCTTTATATATCTGTATTGCTTCCCCTTTAACTATATTTTTACAAGCTTCTATCTGAGTTTCAATAGAAATACTGTCAGCGTTATAAACGCTTCTTCTTGCATATATTGCAGTCATATTTATCAAACCTTTCATGTAAAACAAAAGGTTAATGGCAATATTATTATATCACCATTAACCTTTGTGTGTCAATTATTTGTCTATGTATTTTGCAAATATCTTATATAGCTTATCTTCCGTACTTTCTTTGTTGTTTGGAATGTCAGATATTGTTTCACTTACACTAATCTCATTATTATTCTCTGTATCGTTCATACATTCACCCCGTAATATTTCTATGCTACGATTCTTTAATATATAATCACATTTTGTAGTTTATTTGCAGGAATAACCTCTTTTTTTAAGTCCATCCTTTAGCGCTTGCATATGTTCTTTATTTTCACTTAATTCTTCGACTGTTTCAGAATAAAAATCTCTTCCATGTGGATATCCCAGCACACCACGATTAACAATGATATCATCAAGATCATAGTCATTACGTCCATTGTCCAACGGTGCAGCATTGTGAACAGATACACCATTTTGAATTTCTGTTACTTCCATATTGTGCGTATCAGACAAGCCACCATTATTCATACGCCTATTATAGTATTCGGGACTGTAAACACTATAAACACTTGTTTGTATAGCTTCAGCCATGTTAGCCTTTACAGTATCAGCAACTTCATTTCTCATAGTGTCTTGAATGTCATTTTCAATCTTTTTAAATAGATCATTCAGATTATTAAATGTCATTTTTTATTATCTCCAGTTCTTTTATAACATCATCCAGTTTTGATTTTAAATAGGTATTACTGTATTCTGTAGGTGTATAGTCTATATTGCAATCTTTTAAAATTCCTTTTTCATAGCTATCTGGATTTCTGTTTTGCAACAAATTAAGTTGCCTTATATAATATCCTAATCCCTGACCTATCTCCAACGACTTATAGATATCGAAAAAGAATGCAATATCCAAGTAATGACAGCATACCATTAAAGCCTTGTATTTTTCATGTTTGCAAATGATCTCTTTGTATTTTTGAGTGATACATTCAGTACAAATATAAGAGTGATTTTCAATACTGCATTTATAAAAGGCTTTATCTGACTTTTCTTTATTGCACCAACGGCATTTATAAAGAACAGATGTTTTATTATTTATTCGTTTCTTATTTCTCTGCATACACGTTACCTAAGAAGAAATGTGCTGTCTATATTTCAAGACAGCACATAAACATTATTAAAATTTAGTATTATCAAGCTTTCTGTTCAGTTGATTAAACGCATTCGTGATTTCTGTCGCAGCCACATTTCTAAATTCTGCAATAGTCTTTTTATCAGCACTACCGTCAATATGAATTGTTTGCTGTATAATAGGTTTGTTATTGATGTTATTATTAACATTGCTGTTAGAAACATTGTTAATGGTATCACTCACAGACTTATTCATTCTGTCAACAATAGGATTATAGTCACTATTGAACGCATTAGTAAGAGGACTAATATCCACCTTTCCAGCACTAACAGCCCTCATAAAGTCAATAAACGTATCATAACCAGCAAAGCTTCCCTTGCTTGCTTTTTCACTGTTGTTATATTCCTGCCATTCTTCTTTAGAAGTAGCATAGACCTTGTGACCTAATCCCTCAACAACTTCACCATTGACCATAACTTGTTTCTTAGTAAGTTTGCCTGTCTTATGGTCAGCAACAAGATTAAAGCCACCTGCGACCATAGAATTATCAGTCTTATCCTTATCAGTATCAGCCTGAGTAACTATGTCTTTAAGAATAGAAGTTAAATCCTGTGTAGCAAGTGTATTGTCATCTACCGTACTTGAATACTTTTCAAAGGCAGAATAATCAAAAGTATAATCACCGTTAGGCTGTACCTTGACAACACCTGTATCAATAACTTTCTGACGTTCACTATCAGACAATTCAGACATTGCCTTAGATATATCACCTGACTTAGAAAGCTTTTTAACAAGTTCAACATTAGAAGAAGTCTGTTTCTTATCACCACCAAGCTGCTCATAAATCTTTTCAACAGCTTCATAGGTCTTTTCACCCTGTGTTTTCTGTTTTTCAAGATTGTCCTTTACGTTATCGTAATAATCTTTAGCAGTGTCTTTCTGTTCCTCAAGGATATCCTTTTGGTCTTTGAGAACGTTGATTTCTTCTTCACGATAAGCTTCTTCAAGGTCTTTCTTGCTTTCGTCAAGTTCTTTCTGTGCCTTTTTCTGATTTTCATTAGAAGTCTGTACAGACATTCCAGTTCCGTCAAAATAAACGTAATTGTTCTTAGCATCTTCACGTTTAGCTTCGTCAAGAGCTTGCTCCTTTTCCTTAACAGCAAGTTGAGCGTCCTTAATTTTCTTGATTCTGTCCTCAGTGTCCTTGACCTTTTCAAGCTCGTCTATTTGCTTGTCAATAGCGTCAATTTGCTTATCATAGCTCTTTTCAATCTTATCAGAAAGTTCATCGACTTTATCAATACGCTCATCCATCATATCGGAATAATCGTCTTTAAGTTCACTGATATAATCCTTTTCAGATTCGATTTCCTTCTTATTGATATCGATAAGCTTGTCATAAAGACTATCAAGGTCATCTATAAGCGTTTCAATATCATCAGTATTTCCGCTTATAGTACCGTTTTTGATGCCGTCAATTCTTGCCTGAGTTTCGGTAATAGCCTTGTTTATCTGGTCACGGGCATAGTCAAAGCTTGCTGTAATTGTAAGCTTATTGCCGTCTCCGTCCTTATAGCTGTCAAGAGCCTTATCAGCAAGTTTTTCAAGGTTGTCAATCTTCTTGTCAAAAAGCTCTTGCTCACGGTCGGTACGATACTTGTAAACCTCTTCTTCGTATTTGTTGTATTCGTCCTGATACTTAGTAAGGTCGGAGAAATAATGTTTATATGCACCGTCAAGCCAGTTTATGTATTCGTCCTGTGTTACCTTATTCATTTCAAGGTCATGGTTCCACTGGGAATACAGCTTGTCAAAGGCTTCTTTGTTTTTGTCTGTATTGTCATTTTCAAAAGATGGAGCGGTAAGACTTGTTATATCACCGTTTATCTGGGAGATAAGCCCACGGATATCTTCAATATTCGCCCCACGCTTCGCAAGCTCAAGTGTGATTTCAGATAATCTGCCTGCATTGGCTTCCATATCAGCTTTTGCAAGGGCTTCATATTCCTGTCTTAAATCAGAAACAGCAGTTTCTTCATCTTTGAGCTTATCTTCAAGACTGTTTTTCTCGTTCACAAGGTCAAGACGTATCTTTTCCTGTTTCTGAGCATTAAGTCTTTCATAAGCCTGTACATCCAATGTGACCGCTCCCGTGACTTTATCAGTAACAAGAGCTTCACTGTAGCCAGCTTCCGACAGTTCTCTTATGGTACTTGCTGATAGCTGACCGTGCTTTTTCTGTTCATCAAGTACAGTAGTAAGCGATTTCTGATTTTTTATGAAACTGTCTGCGGATTTGGAGGCATTTTCATATGCCTTTTTCAGATCATCAAGGCTTGATGTGTCTGTCTCTGCATTAACAGTGTTATCGGTGTCACTGTTAAAATCTGCAATAGCCTTTTCAACGCCTTCAATTCCATTATCAAAAGCATTTTCATCAAGCTGAACGAGAATAGCAAGTTTTTCATCTGACAGCGATTCTATATAATCGGAAATAGGCTTTGCATTAAATTTTCCCTCGACAAACATTGTTTTTGCAAGGTCAAGATTATTATAATAACTTTCATACTCTGCGAAATTCTTTTCTGTAATTGCCCTTAGTTCCTTTTCAAGCTGTCTATCTCCGTTAGCAGAATTTATCAATCCATTTTTCCAAGCAAGATATGTTTCTTTGCTAACCTTTTCAATGGAATTATCGTCAACTGCATAATTATCAAATATGTTTTTGGCTTCTTCAATATAAGACTTTTCATATAAAACTTTGTCCTTTTCAAGAATATCACCAAAAGTCTTATACTGCTTTGTAAGTTCATCAAGTAAATTAGCTTCGTCTTCATTCAAACCTACAAGAGTAGTCTTTTTATCGGATAATTTTGCTATGATTTTTCCTATTTGGTCATATTCCTCAATCATATTTGCAGGGGGAGCAAAACTATCCCAAAGGTTTTTAACGCTTTCTGAAACGTCACTATAATACTTGTCTTTGAAATAAGGCATTGTTGCGCTACCATCTGTTCCATAATTGATTTGTGCTCTCGCCTTATTAATTTCATCCTTATTATTTTCAAGCCAAATACTACGTGCTTCATGATTTTGCTTTTCAATTTCTTTATCAAGTAAATCAAGGCTTTTTTCTCTTTCGAGATTTACTTTTTCAATAGCTTCCTTCTCGAAACCATAAGTATCAATGAGTTCTTGTTTCCAGCTGTTAAGTTCCTCGGTTTTCTCACTCGCAGATTTTTCACTGTTGACGATATCAATATATGACTGCTTTAAGTCTTCTATAGCTTTTTCCTGATCGCTAAGTGCATTGGCACTGTCTATAGCTGCTTGCCTGATTTCTTCCTGCTTTTGATTATATGTAATCACTGCTGTTGTGGCAAGTGTTAAAGCAGTAACTATCAACCCTATAGGATTTGTAGCTATGCTTGCCTTTAAACCTTCCCAAGCACCCCTGAGACTGAATGTTGCGGCTGTCTGTGCATTAGTAGCATTAGTTAAGTTCCAAGTCTGAAGTAACTGTCTTTGACGTGCCTGTTCAATACCTGCATCCTGCATAAGTCTAAGCCTTTGTGCCTCTGTAAGCTGTCTACTCGACAAAACAAGTCTTAACTGTGCTTCAGTTAACCCATTAACAGAATTTCTTAAAGCATTATACTGTGCGCCGACCATCGCTGTACTACTTCTTGATAAATTCATCGCCTGTGTAAACTGTGTAATATTATTTCTCACAACAATCATTCTTGCACCAAGTGCAACCAAACCACTAATAACACCTGTAAATAATGTTGCTGTCAAGCCTGTTTGAATTAGTTTAGTGTTATCAACAAATTCAACTATGCCTGCGGTCGCATTTGCTAAACCAGTTAAAAAATCAGAATTAATCGTGTTATAAGCGAGACTTTCAAATGCAGCAGTTAAACGATTTGTAGCAGCTTCAAGGGAATTTTCATATACCTCAAATTTCTGATATGCTGTTCCTGCTGAATTAGCCGATACCTCAGACAGTTCCAACGCACGATTGAAGTTTTCAAACAGTGTTATAACATTTTCACGCTGATATACTCCACCAAACGCATTTGCAATAGCATTCTGATCAACGGAGGAAAACTTGTCCCATGCCATACCTACATCATATATGACATCTTCAAAATTTCTAAACTCTGTAGCGCTCTTTCTGAGCTTTATATCAAACTGAGCCAGTGTCTTTTCAACATCGTTTATTTCTCCGCTGATATCCTTGCCGTCCTCATCTATCCAGTTGTTAAGCTTGATTTTTCCCATACGTGCCAGTATGGTTTTAAATGATTCCCCAACAACACTATCTGATTTTTGTGTTACTTCCGCAACTGTCGCAATATAGCCGATAAGAGCATCCATTGATACGCCTGCTACATCTGCGGAGTTTGCACACTTTGACATTGCCTCAGCCAGTCCACCAGCGCTTGTAGCTGATTCAAGGTCAACGTTAGTCAGTTTATCAACAATGCCTATAACATCGGAAGTTTCAGCTTTAAAACCGTTCATTGCACTTGTCAGATATTTTGTCGCTTCCGCTGCATCTATCTGACCTACCTTTGATAGTATAACACTGTCCTTGATAAGCTCGTTAGTTTCAGCAACCGATTTACCCTGTCTTAACCATTCGTCAGCACTGGAAGTAATATTTTTTGTGGTAACAGACATATCTTTAGCAAGTTCATTGTATTTGCCCATAAGGCTGACCATTTCAGCATTTGATTTTCCCGTTACTATTTGTAAATCAGTCTGTGCCTTGTTAAGCTCTTTTACCTCATTAACAGCCTCTTTAATAGCATTTGTAACTGCTCTAAATATTTCTCGTGCATTAAGATATTCAGAGAAAATACTTCTTGTGTCTATAGCTTCATTATTGAGATTATGTATTTGCTGCTGACCCTGCCGTATATCCTCAGTATCAATATTAACGGGAACGTCAATAGGATTATTCTGTATTCTGCTTTCAAGATTTTGCCTTGCTCTATCGAAAGAGCGCTGTAATTCTCTTTCAGAAACACGAGCGTTAATATCAACATTGATATTTCTTGCTGCGATTTGAACATCATTTTCAATATTTCTTCTCGTGAGCGATCTATTTAATCTTCCTATCATTCTCACATAAAATGGTGTCTTTTCGATATCTTTTAAGTCAGTTTGAATTTGTGCCCTGCTTAACGATTTATTAAGTCTTGCGATTAACTGGATAAATAAATTTTCAGCCATGTTGTTATTCTCCTTATTGATTATAAATTTTTGTAAATATGTTGACTTTTCCTTTATATATGGTATAATTATTATATAAATAAATTCTACTAAATAAAGGATGTGTTTTAATGTTTGAGATGATGTGTATTATTCGTAGTCAAACTCCTCCATACGTAGAGCTTCGTTGTCTTGAATGTGGCTATAACTTATCTTTAGAATTTGACAAATTTGAAACAATTAACAATAACTATGTCATTCTAAACGATAACGTAAACTTATCTTGTCCAAATTGTAAAAACACACAATCTGATAAATACATACCCTATCAAAATACACGTCATTCACCTGAATGCCCCGTTTGTCATTCTTTAGACGTTGAAAAGATAGGCGCTATAAAGAAATATTCCTCATTCGCTGTTATGGGAGTATTTAGTCCCAATTTAGGCAAGCAGTTTCACTGTCGCTCCTGTGGTTATCGTTTCTAATCGAACATCTCTCAAGACTGTACTATATAATAATGGTACAGTCTATTTTTTTACTACAATCATAATAACCACACCCTTTCATAATCCAATAAAATCATTGTTTCATATCTTATTCTGTCTCTGCCTTTTCGCTTAAAAATTCACTTGCATCAAGTATATCAACAGCATTATTGATTATAGCATTTTCGTCATTACTGTCATGTTCATGATCGCTATGGAAACATAACACAACATTAGGAATGCTTGCATATGTCATACACCAATGTTCCCATAATTCTTTTGTAGTCATATTAAAATCCCTCCAAGCTCATAACACTGCCATCAGGGAAAGTGATTGCCGTGACTTCCTCTGTAGGGCTATCCTTGCCCTCAATAGTTAAAGTCAATACCCTTGTCTCTTCCGTCTTATCGGAAAGTAACCAAGTCTCGGTTACTGTACCCTTTTCATCATCGTATACTACTTTTGACGGATGGTCAAATTCGTAACCAGTTATAACCTCTGCATAAACCATATCTCTCTGATTGCTGGGTATAAACATTCTCACACGCTGACCTATTTCAGTCACGTTACAATTCTCAGCAAGTACATTAAAAGTAGAAGCGTTTGCGAATATCTGCCAACGTACTACTTTTTCATTATCATCTTTTATTGAACCTATTACTTTGCCAATGTAGGTTTTATCGAAATTAGATTTATTGATTTGTGAAGTAGTTCTATTTGTTATCTTATTAACAAAAGTGTCTAATGATTTTGTATAATCCATGAAGTACCTCTCTTTATTCTTCTATTGTAACTTCAATACCCTTAAAATCTGTAAAAGAAATAAACAGGCTTATTCCCTTAAACTGCTTATGACGATATTCCAGCAGCTCTTTCAAGGATATAGTCTTAAAGAGAATATAATTTTTTCTATCAGTCATTATTATATCTCACTTAAATAAAAGTCACAGTTATCAGCACTTATTATAATAGTGTTGTTTGATGTCTTTGCTACCATAAAGACTTTAAGAGCCGTACAGCTTATGTTGAGATTTTTACGGTCGTAAAACTTTATTACAGGTACGTTCTCACTCATTTCAACAGCGTATTCAAACTCATCAATAAAAAATCTGCCTGTGATACTCTGAGCTTCGCTGTCATTCTCAGGAACATAGCTGTTAAACATTTCGCTGTCAGAAGTCTGCTCTACTTTGACTGTCTTTCCTTTCAGTTCATCAAGTTTCTTTGGTATAGCTTCATAAACCGCCTTGAAATTTGCAATATCATTCTTGTTGGTAAGGTACGGAGTGTAACCCTCCTGCATAAATATCCTTACCTTATAAGCTGTGCAGTCCTTAAGTTCAAAGAGGAATATGTATTCATTATCCTTGACTGGCTCATCGTCCATTCTCGAAATGATGATCACATTTCCAATGCTGAATGAAAGCAGTGCTTTTCTGTTTTCATCGTTAAAATACACTATGCCTCTTTTTGAAACATAGAGACTTGCACAATGAATAACTCTGTCTGTACCGATTTCCTCAACTGTAACGTGGTCAATCTTTCCGCTGTGTGAAAGCTTAATAAGTGTGTTTTTTCTCATCATATTTTTTATCATTTCCTTTCTTTACTTTGAATGCTCAAGATACTTGCTGATTTTGGATTTCTGCATTTCAAGACAAATTTCAATCCTCTTGATATTATCAGATGTAATATCACCGTTTTGGTTTATCCAAAGATTGAAAGTTGACGGGTGTACAGATGATAAACGTGCAAATTTTACCTTAGTCATACCCATAACGTCAAGAAACTCTATCACCTTTTCTCTAAGTGTCATTCTTATTACCTCATTTCGTGGATATAAATTTATTATCATAAGTCATGTATAAATATATCCTGCCTTATGCCGTCCGAGTAAATTCCTTTTGACGTTAAGACAGGATATACACCACCATAAACGCATTATCCTGAAGGTAATACGTTTTACATCGGTCACGATTTTATTTTAACGTTGTGTCAGAACCGTCACACAACATCATAAGCGATTAATGCTAAGTCATAACTTCCACCCCTTTTATTATAGTATATATATGATCAAACCCTTTAGTAAGTATTTGACAAAAAGGAAGGTGCCAGCCGATTGAACTTCTCTTTCAACCGACTGACTATACATACAACAAACAAATTGAAATTTTTAAAAGTGATAGGCAAGGGTGTCATATGCTAAATACCAACATATGACGTGAGATGTTTTGAAGTCTCGCCCTTACCTCTCACTTGATAATATATAAGTTTACGTACAAATGTCAAAATATTACGCTGATTTATAAAAAATATTTTTATCTTTGGCAACATTATTATATAATCTAAACCCAATATAACTGCTTCTGCGTTTTATGGTGTGGATAAGTCTCCTCACCTTTGACATATACCATACCTGCTTTGTCACTGTATCAATAATAACAACAGCATTGCCAAATTCATAAATTTCTGGTATATCTTCAAATTCAACAGCCTTGCCACGGATACTATATGTACCATCTACTTGATAATAGTATTCTGTCAACGTCATTTTGTTTGGCTCTTTGACAGTACGGTGTTTTTTATCCTCAGTGCGCCTATTCAGATACCAATACACTGTTCTTTTCTCATTATAATTGTGAGTCATAATATCGGTTATCCTCTTTTTATCAAGTATAATGCCCTGTTGCCCCAGTAGACAGGCAGTATCATCAATAATATTTCTGACATTATCCCAGCACTGACAAAATTTTCTGTCTGCAAGGCGATCAGAAGAAATAGCCTTATCAATATAAAAAGCTGTGGCATCAGTAGTCATCTTGTGATAATTATAAATTCCAAAGGTATTCCCATAATCATTCATTAAACAGTCCTCTCCTTTAATTTCTTTTCCATAAGTCTGATATATTCGCTCTTTTGCGTTTCCTTTTGAATAAAATATTGAATGTTACGAACTTCTTCAGCCGTTGCCTTATGAACCTTTGTTTCAGTGTCAATGTCCTCATCTTTATTTATAATAGTACGTTTTTGAGCCTTATCTTTTTGCCTGTACTCTTTTCTGCTGACAGGGACATAACCATAATATGTTTTCATAAGAAGGTCAAAAATAATATTATAGCTCTCTGAAACTCGTTCATCTGTAATGTTGCCGTTGTATGCCCTATTGTAAAGGTCAACAAGCTCCCTGTGACATATAACATCTGCATCTCCGTACTTATTGATAGTGCCAGTCTCAGGCATATCAAAAAGCTGTATTATATTTTTTGTGATAACATTGTTCATCTGAAGCATTTCTGTAATATCATAGCTTTTCAGTATTCTCTGACAGTGATCAAAAAAATCCAAATGTCCAAGACTTCCGCTCCCGTGCATATATTTCATCACAGCATATTCGTCAAATCTGTCTATTGAGTAATTATCGTACTTGTCCTTATGAAACTCCTTTGTTTCGTTTCTTTGGCACTCAGCACTGATCTCGGTATCTTGAATTTTGAGCATTGCATTAACACGCTTGCTCACCTCTGTTTTCAGGAGAGCATACAGTGACTTATTATCTGTAACCTCAACAGGCTTATCCAGCTTATCAAAAAAGATATCCTGCAATGCCTCGGCAAAAATGCTCATCATATCTTCCCCTGAGCCACTGAAAGCATTGTAAAAATATTTGCAATATTGTCCCCTTTTACTTATTCCATTCAAAGAATAACAGTTATAGGCACACTTTACCATTCTATTCACATCTGGGACTGTACATACAACAGAACGCATTTCATTCTCTTGTCGTTTGATATCAAACAATTTGTTTAAGATATCCTTGTTTCCGTTCCTATACTCTGTGAAGATATCATATAATGTTTGATTTTTTACCATTATTAACTTGTATTATCCTTTCATCAAATAAATTTTTCTTTAAAACCTCAAAATTTACAACCTTGATTAAAATTTCACACACTTCACTTTTTCTTTTTCAGCTAATATTTCATTAAAGGCATATGATTTACTGAAAAAGAAAAAGTAAATATCAATAGTGCGCTTTTATTGCATTAGTTGTCCACCGTAGACAAAGATACTTTTGGAGAGAATTTTTCTGCTCTACCCCCCCTAAATGGGTGTTTGCCTAATATATGGGTAATCACCCAAAAAAAGGGGTAAAATTACTTCACACTAAAACACTTTTATCATCTCATTAAGTTAATTCCTCTTGCGCAAGCAAGAGAATCGCAGTTTTGCGTAGCAAAGCTGCGCCTACTATTCAAGATACGATTTCAAAATCATTAGTGTTTATCAACTTTACAAGTTCATCGCAACAACTCTGTGAAATAAGTACAGACATATCTTTAATGCCTTTTTTGATATCATCAACTGAAAGCTTATATTCTGATTTAAGTATCTTTTCAATGACATTTCTTTTCTGAATGGCTATGTTAAATTCGTTTATGTTGCTTTCGTTTAAAATTCCACTGTGTTCAAATTTCTTTTTCAGATAAGCATATCTGCTGACTTGTTTATCTAATTTGGCGTATGACTGTATCAACATATCAAAGTCAATCTTATGTTCCTGTATAAAAGATTTGCACTTTTCGTTATAATCTTTCTTATTCATTGTAGTAGTCCTTTCTTTAGGCGTTACCCTCGCAAGCTTCGGGTAACGATTTTCTTGCTTGCGCAAGAAGAATCATATGCTAATTTTTTATGATCACTGATCACTCTTTACCCCCTTTTTTGAGCGATTGCTTAATATATAGGTAATCGCTCATTTAGGGGGGTAAAATTACTTTGTTTCGTCAAGTTTTATTACTTTCCAAGCAGATTTATAATTCTTTTTAACTCCGTCAACTATACGACTGGTTTCAAAACTTTCAATTCTATAGTTAAACTTGTTTTCCTTTAATGCAGCATTCAAACTATCTATGCTTTTTAATTTTTTACTATCCCTTGTTACGTTAATTTTATTAATTAAAGGTTTTCGATCTGCTCTTGTCAGAAAAACTTGTTTTTGGGTAACTAAAAATTCCAAATATTGTTTTAGTTCAACTTTATTCCAAACAATATAATTCTTAGTATAACCATTGCCGAATTGAAGCAAGTCTGCAACATATCCAATGTACCCACCAACTTCAAACATTTGTGTAAACAAGCTAATATCAAGTTTGTATTTGTTGTATATCATCATGTTTACCTTTTTGGTGCAAGTGTTTTTATTTCTTGCTGACATTGGATCGTCGTAAATTAGAGCACTATTTCTGTTATCACGAGGGTATTTGTTTAAAAACGCTTGTGTGTTGTTCTGCAAAAGATAATCCGCTTTCTGTAATGCTGTTAATCTTACGGAACGCATTCCGTTTATTATTTTATTAGGCAGACTACGAATATACACATTCAAATAATCATCTTTACTCTGACTTCTCTTTCTGCCTAAACATTGTATTAAGGAACTAATATTTTTCACTTTTAATACAACGTTGTGTAAATTCAAATCTATGATGTTTGCACCAGCATCAAAACAAGTAGTACAGAACAAAAACTGTTTTTCAAATCTTTCATTCTGAAGCATTTCATTGATTAATGGTATATCCATATCGTCACCATATTTTGATGATGAACTTGTTCCACAAAGAAATAATGAAAAGGATTTATATTTGTGGTATAGTTTGTTTGCTTCTTGTGCAGAATCAAGAAAGAATATTGCTTTTTCTTTATTCTTCAAAAAATAGTCTACTAATCTCTCTGTATGTGCATCGTCATAAAAGAATGTCAAACTTTTCAAGTGAGAATAATCAGTAGGTAAATAATAGTTGTGCATTGGTATTTTCTTTTTGCCAATACGTCTATCTATAATAGTTTTTAAATTGTCTCCGGTTGCTGACATAAAAATCTTTACTGCTGTATTGCAACACATTATGACATTGAAAGAAATGTCTGTGTAGCAGTTAAAACCCGAATCCTCCACAAAGTAATGAAATTCATCTGATACTATATAAGAATAGTCATCGAATGAATAGTTTCCACTCTTTATAATTCGTGCTTCAACAGATTGATATGTCTTTATGTCAATCACGTCTGTCTTATTATCCTTTTCAATTTCCATTTGAAACTGATTTACACAGTTTGTCCTATGGATAAGCATAAGGATTTTTTTGTCCTGCTGTCGAGCTTTAGCATAGAGAATATTTTTTATAAAATAGCTTTTGCCTGCTCCACATCCAGCAGAAATAAGTACAGCTTCACCGTTGTGCCAGTTATCTATATCGTTTGATGAAATAATGTCTGAAATATACCTTTTGTTCTCCACGGAAGTCACCTCTATTCGTATTAAAGGTGATAACCGTTGTTAGAATACTGCTTTATTGCATTATTGAGCTTATCACTTGACATAAAGTAATATACTATTTTGCCGTTGGCATACTCGTGCTGTTTGCAGTAGATCAGTACAAATCCTTGTGTCATAAGCCAACCTGCAAGGTGAAGCTTGAATACTGGTGTATATTTCTTTGCATCTTTATAATTAGGTGTCTTTGTTATTGTTGTGGTCATACTATAGTATATTCATCCTTTCTCATTAAATCTTATCTTCTACTCACAATCAATCCTTAGGACTATCTCTTATACTCATAAATATCACCTCCCAAATTATTCACTGAAATCAGTGTCCCCAGGTATTTCGATAACTTCAAACCGAACATCTTCCCCTAATCCACAGCCTATTAAGCTTGAAAGAAGCTCTGATAACTGATGTCTTGCATTATCTCTGGCTGACGGCTCAAAATCAATATCCGTTATTTTCTTCACAGAATTTCTCATAAATTCTATTACAGCGTGGGTAATCGGACAATAATCATTTAAATCAACATAGTCAAGTTTTGTTTTGCAGTCAGGATAATGAGTGCATACCAGATCTGAAAATAATCTGTAACCTTCTGCAATGTCCTTTTTCATATCATTAATAGTATTTTCGGAACAACAGCAGAAATTGAAGAGATCATCATAAGTTGCTCCGTGTTCCTGCCATTCATCAAGTGAATCAATCAGTATATTGCCTATCATACCTAATATATCTCTGTAAAGGCTCTTCTGTTCACTAAGCTCATCAAGCTGTTTTTCCATAGGGGTTATAGTTACACCCTGTTCACTAAAGCGATTTTGCATATGCTTGAGGTTATTATAAGTATCGCTGAGTTGTGAAATCTCCTCAGCTGCTCTTTGTGCCATAAGACGTGAAATAGCAAGACTGTTCTTGATGTAGGTGGTGTGCGATATGTTTCCCTCATAAAAGTAGTTGATAAGATTCTGCTTCAAGAGTCTGTTAAGATTTTTGAGTATGGTGTTCATTTTTGTTATCTCCTTTACATTTTATATAGTATATTCTAAACACTTTACCTAAATAAAGTGCAAGTGGGTATAAAAATAGGTGTCAACAAAAACACCCTTACCCTTTAGGGTAAAGATATTTCAGCAAACACCTTGACTTTGATTATTGAATGTGGTACAATCATCTTGGAGGTTGATAAGTACCATACAAGGTGTTATATTTTGTTTTGGTATTTGCAATCTGTTTTTTACATAGTCTGGACACGCCAATGTTCAGACAGGTGCTTTTGAGTGACACGCCAATGCCATTCAAAAGATTTTATAGTAAGAGTCTCATCGCCAAATGAGGCTCTTTTTATTAGATTAACTCTATTATATATTTTGAAAAATCATCTGTCAAGCGAGTTTTTAACGTTTTTTTTTGATTAATACTTGTTTTTGAGATATTTTGAGAAAAATTCTCGAATTTCTAAGTTTTGTACAAAAGTAACAGGCTGTATTTGTTAGCGTTTTACAAATGGGATTATTGAGTACCCTGTGGAAGTCCCGTCACAGGGTGGGGTTATCCATTGTAATTATAATTTGCAACAAAACCGTCAATTTCCGATATATCAAATACCTTATTTGGAAATGCAATTATCTCATCTTCTTGTCTGTTGTATGCAATATCCAAAATATCATTAATGTAAATCCTGCCTTTAAGTACCTTGCAACACCTATCATCTCTATGAGAATAAGCAAACATATTTGCAAAGTGCTTTGCAACATCAATATTGTATGTCCAAGATATAGCAATATCTGAAGAAGCACTTTTGTGATTTACTCCTCTGTAAACAGCAATATATTCTTTTCCATTATCATCACAAGAAATAAGATGATCTGCTTCAAGTTTATCCCTTATTAATTCTGTTCGTGCTTTTTTAAATTTCTCGGTTTCTGATTGATATATGGCTTTTATTGTATTATTAACTATTGTTCTATCTTCTGGAAAAGTTATTTTTAATCGTACCCAAATTATAAATAATAACCTCATCTGATATATTTCAGGATACATATAATAATCGTTTGAAAACCAAAATAATGTTTCTAATAAATTTGAATCATTATCACAATCCTCAAATAAATCATTATAACATTCCTCAAAAGTCATATCTGGGATTTCTACATTAAACTTTTTTAGTTTCTGCATCCATAATTCTTCTGCTCCATCCATTTTCAACATTCCTCCTATTCATCATCAACACCAAAAAGCTCTTTATACTCTTGATATTCTGCATCTTGACGTTTCTTTTCATCTGCTTTCCATTCCTTAATGACAGTAGCTACCTTTTTAGTCAGTCCATTCCTGTCAAGATAAGGAATTTCACCCCAATCTTCAGCATCGTCCTCGGAAAGCTCAATAGCTCTGAAGATACAAGCAATAAATATAGAATCGTAATTTTTGACTAACGAAACAAACTTTTTTATAAGCTGTAATTTCTTCTCTCTGTTGTCTATGAATGAATCCCCTCCAAAAGGTTCATGCTCTCTTTTCTGATAGTCAATAATATCTCTTACCTCTTGCATCACTTTTTCAATTTGCATCTGAGTTTCAACAAACTCCATCTGTTTACGAATACCTTCATCACCTTCGTTTACAGTAATAAAATCAGTAGGTTCATCATTAACATAACGTGTTGGTGTTTCAAACTCTTCAAATGATTCCTCATACTGTTTTGAAAGCATTCTATATTCAATCTTCAATTCTTGTAACTTAGTCAATTCTTTTGTAAATGCTTTGGGTGGAAGATCATCATATATTTTTGATAATTCACTTAATCTTTTCTCAGGAATAGGTTTCTTGCCATTCTCCCACTGAGATATAATTGCATTGGTAACTCCAAGTTTCTCAGCCAGAGCAATAGTTGTATCACCATAAAGCTTGCGTATATACTCTAATCCTAACATTTTTATCAGTTCCTTTTGCTTGGTTAAGTTTAAACCTATATAAGTAATAATTCTTACTCATATAATACAATTATCTGATAGAGAAATAAATATATTTATGTAAACACTATATTAATAAATTTTGAATCAGGCAGTTGAACAGTAGGTGTATAATGAGCTTAATGGTGCAAAAAATTATTCACGTCCAAATCTACTCTTTATATCTGTTTAATTAATGTTATCTGTTTAATTACGTTCCAGTAGAGTCCACAAATTTGTGGAAAAAAATCGTTGCTTTGAAAAAATATTCCACAAATTTGTGGAATAAATTCAAAATCACTCCACACTTTCTGTGGAGTGCCTAATTTTATATTCAACATTTATCACCCTTAACTGTAACCAAAACGGTAACAGTTACATAATAAAGGGGGGCAATTGAATGGACTTCCTTTATAATATAGAAATACTCAAATCTGAATAGGATTTAAGGCACTTTAACTTTGATAGTATAATCTTACCTACAAAGGCGTAAAGTGTCTGTATCGTGTGTAGATTTGAGTATTTTAGTATCGTATGCACTTTTATCCCATTTCAAAACAAGTACGTCTTTGCATTTTAACATCATTGTGTTTGCTAATATAATTTGACTTGCTCATACATAGGATTAAATTTATAGTTATTTTCTTTAATTTTGCATATTTGGAACTACCGACGAATTTCGTCGCCAGTTATAGCATAGTAGTGACTTTGTGCGTCCGAATTTCGTCCGCACAAACTTTATTCTAACCGTATGTTTTTCGTACAGTTGAGCCGACGAATTTCGTTGTCACAAAAATGTCCACAATGGATACAACAGGAGTAATGTATTAAATTAAAGCTTTAATGTTTGCTTCGTACGAAACCAAACCGACGAATTTCGTCGCCTTGCTATATCAAATCATAAAGGTGTCTGCGTTTTACCGCCCCCTTTAATTATGGGGTACGCATCTGATACCTCATCAATAAGATATTATTTCGGGTGTACGAATTTCGTACATCTGACCTTTCCAATCGTGTGACGAATTTCGTCGAGCGATATTTTGATGTTATAACCAAGCGTACAAAATTCTGATAGACGAATTTCGTCGTTCTGAAATAAAGTCATTAAAGGGTGTCATATTTTGTTACTCCCTTTGAGGTTGCAAACCATAACATTGATTAGGTACGTCCGTTTTTCGGACAGACCCATATATGACTGGGTGAATTACCTACCCATATTTTACCCGATACCTTATATATATAAGGAATTAATATTTTGGAATTGAAAACATACCCCCCCTGTATGTAAATAAGGTATCTGAATGTGTAATTTTACATTAGGGGGTTTTTCTGGTTACTGATAGAAGAAAACGTTTCTTTATCAGTAACCCTAAAACCCTTGTACCATAAGTGCAAATCAGTTTAACATAGTGTGAAACAATTAGTCAGTCACCATTTTGGTGACCCGAAAATCTTTTGTAGTCCTAAATCAGGACTTCATCGTTCTAACTCAATCCCAAAACAGGACTGAGATATATTCTACTCGATGACGTTTTGTCGTTGAGTTTAGGGTGAACGAATCGTTCACTGTTTAATCTTCATCGTTCTAACTCAATAGCAAAACACTATCGAGTTTGGGTTGTACACTGTGTAAAACTGTTTTATTTATAGATGAGTCCCTGTTTTAGGGAGTCATCTTATATCTCAACTACCGTTTTGGTATTTGAGCTTGTCAACCACTCCCTTGAATTAGGGTAATGGTTTTAATTATGAAAATCTGCTATACTTACACAACTATCTTTCTGATATTCCCATCATTTCATTAAATTCTATCAAATATTCCTCTAAATCATTTGTTGCAATGTGACTATTAAAATCACTTATATCATCGCTAATATCATTTAATTTTTCTTTAATATCTTTTTTCAAACCGTTACTATTGCGAAATTTCATAATTTTTTTAATGTCATAACTTATAAAATAAAGTAAATAACTTTTTATAGTCTCACTATACGGCGATTTTATTTCACCGTTATCATCGTCATCTTCGTTGTTCTCATCATACGGAAACAAGTCAATAAGATCGAGATGAGCAGATAATAATTTCTGACAACTTTCCGCTATTTTCATAAAAGCATTATTAAGAATATCCGTTTCTGAAAGTTCTTGAACATTCTGTTCTGTATCACTTGATACCTCTGAATTTTCATCAAAAGCAAGTGTATTTTCGATAGTGCTATTGTCGTCAGCGGAAACCATCATCTGATTCACTGCTTGTTCAATAAAGGCATTAAGACTTAATCCTTGTTTTTTAGCTTTAGACTTCCAGTCATCTTTTACGCCTTTTTTGACTGTTACAGATATCCTGTCATATGATTTTGCATTATATTTGTTCTTTGCTGTTGTTTGAGATTTTCCCATAATAATTCCGCTCCCAGCTTTAAAAGATAGTTGCGCAAGTATATAATAATATATCTACACAAGCATAAGATATTGTTGCACAAGTATATGTGCTGTAGTTGTGTGACTATGCAAAATAGTTGTGTAAGTATAAGTGTCATAGTTACACAAGTATCATTGTGGTATACTACCACAAGTATATTATAATATCAGTAGTACTTACATAAGTATATTCTACTATAAGCAGACAACTAATGCAATTGACATAGTAAACAAAACGCCATCCGAATTTCGGACAGCGTTTGAGTTAAGTCAACATAGTTTGTTTTATCTTGCCATAATGTCACTCATTATTTCAGATGCCCAGTATTCAGCATCATAATGAGTTACATAATCGGGCAATTCTTCAAGAAGCTCAGGCAAAAATGAGTTAGTAACAATTTCAATGGAATCATCTAAGCTATATTCATAATTGTCTCTTATAGCTTCTGCAACAAACTGCAATGTCTTGTTATTCAATCAAAATCGCCTCCATTTCTATTATTTCAATCTCAAGTAAGTCTAATACATTAACAACTTCAGGTGTATGGAAAGATAATTGATCGTAATCGTACTGCTTCAATGCTTTTAATTTATCAACAAAATCGCCATATGTAATTTGTTTGCGTTGAACAAATCCAACCATTTCAGTGATATTTGAATCAGCTACACAGCCATATACGAAACTATACTTTCCATTCTTATTATAATATTTTGAAACCGAAAAGTCAATACCTACACGATTATTAAATATAAATTCTTTCCATCTATCATTGGGCGAATCAAAAATCAATCCCTTATATTCTGAAAGTTTATCTTTATTTATTTTATATTTGAGAATCATGGGATGTACTGGTGATTTATTCTTATGCCGTTTATTATATGCTATAGTACGTTCATAGGCAAGCTTCTTCGCTTGTTCATAATGACTCGTTGTATAAAATCCTTGTCCAAAATCGACAGATTTATACCCTTTATATACGTTAATACCTGCTAGTAGGCTATCCTTATGTGCTGTATTTGTACCGTGATAGACAATGTCAGGTAAAGAATCTATAGGTGATACAGTAGTTTTTACATCTATTGTTTTATTGTCATTATCAATAGTATTTACAATATCATCTACAATATCTTCAGTAATTGCTTCAAGTAATCCCTGTCTGAAAATAAATTTCATAAAAAATCTCCTTTACGGATTTTATGAAATAATTATACCATATTTAAATCGATTTATCAAGGAACTTATCTAAAAAGCGAACATTTAATTTATGGTCACGCTTTCGATTCGGTGTCAAAAAAATGGCGTGTGAGTAGACTGGAACTACTATACCTATTCCTACCAAATCAGTAGTCTTTTAAAATGTAAACATATCCCCTTAACACATTCATATACGCCTTTGATTTACAGCACGTCCATACAGCCACCCAGCAAGCCATACACGGCGTTTAAAATTTAGTCGTCAAATTATACTATAACGCCATTAGAACGTCATACGGTGCATTGTAGTAGCTTATACGATGTATCACAGTACGGCATTAAACCGATAAAGAAATAAAGCAATAAAAAAGGTATTCACCGATTTAGCGAATACCCTTTTAACT